GCCGTTGCCCCCACAAAGTGATAGTCTGTCAGAAAGCTTATCCTCAACTCGTCCTTTGCACCGCTGAGCCAGCGGACAACATCACACTTGCGGCGGTAAAGTTCGTTTTCATCTTTTGCAGAAAGGCTGAATTTTATCGTGATATCACGCTGTTTGTACGTCCTTTCTCCTGCCATTTTGGAAAAATCATAAAAGCCGTTCATAAATGGCAAGGTGGCTTCTATTCTGTTTTCCTCCGGCTGAGATATCTGAACGCCGTCCTTTTGGATAACCAAATAGAAATCGGTGGACTTCTTGCCACCAAATTCTATATATTCACTAGACACTTGCAAGCCTCCTTTCATTGCTTGTGACCCTCTCGCCTAGTTTTCCGTCCACCTTTGACGTGAGCTTGTCGCCGTCAAGATAAATGTTTCCTTGCTGCGCAAGCTGTGGAAAGTAGGTTTCTAGGAGGGCGATGATCTTGTTCATGGTATCATTACCGCCGTTATTCACGCTCTTTTCAGGCAATGCCGAAAAGCTTGGCGGTATGATATCCGTATCCATAAGCGGTTGCAATGACCTGTTGAACTGCATTGTGATAGTGTCCTCGTTGTCTGCTATGCCCTTTGCGAATAGGTCCATCATATCAGGCGCAAAAGTGTGGAAGTTTGAAAGAGGTCCTTTGTCAGGCTCAGAAAAGCCGAGAAAGTCCTTAACGCTTGAAGCTACGTCACATACAGTGTCTTTAAGGCTCTGCCACTTTTCTTTTATGCCGTCTATAAACGCCTGTATCATATCTGAACCCCACTCCTTGAAATCGTTCCACTTACGTGAAAACCAGTCTGTAAGGTCGATAAGCATATCAGATAAAGCGTCTGAAACAGGTGCAAAAAAGTCCACCATACCTTGTGCAATTCCCTTGACAATTTCAACAGCTATAAGTATGCCGCTGGCAAGAATATCAGGAAGGTTTTTTACTATCTCTTTGGTTAGGGTAAATACTATTTTAAATGCTGCTTCTGTAAGCTTTTTAGCTGTATCACTATCAGAAAGTGACATTGCTAATGTATCAATGATTTTGACAGCGCCGTCAACAATAAGATTAATATTGTTGGCTAATGTTTCTGCTATTGTTACGATTATCTGTGTAGTACATTCGATTATCGCAGGTAAGCTGTCAAGTATAGCCTGCAATATCAATGGCATTTGCTGCTTTATCGCTTCTGTAAGGTCGGGCAATATAGTCGGCAAAGCCTGTGCAATGGTGGTCATTATAGTTGCCAATGCCTGCACAAGAGGACCTGTGTTCTGTATAAGAGCTGTTGCGATAGTTGTAATGGCTGTTATGGCCGCCTGCGTTATCGTACCGATATTATCGGAAATGCCTTTTACAAGCGCCTGAAATATCTGTGCTCCTGCTTCTATGAGCTGTGGGAGCAGGTCGCTCACAAGCTGAGGAAGCTCGGCTGCTATGTCAGGAGCTAGCTCACTTATAAGCGTTGTGACCCCTGAAAGAGCCTGCTTTATGACAGGCATAATGTTCTTTGCAAAGGTCTTTACTGTGTTTACCATTTCCTTGATAAGATTTTTCAGGTCAGCGTTTTTGTCACCCATTCCTGCCATAAGGTTCGCCCACGCTGCTTTCACAGAGCCAAGAGAACCGGAAACTGTTGTTGCCGCTTCTTTGGAAGTTGTACCGGTGATGTCAAGGTCGGTCTGTACCTTGTGGATAGCCTCTATCATTTTGTCAAATGACACGCTGTTGACGGTCTTTTCATCGACCTTTATCGAATCCCCTAGTACGCCTGAATCATTGATAAGCCTTGCCATTTCTGCCGCAGTACCGCCATAGCCGAGTTTGAGGTTATCGAGCATGGTATAGTTCTGCTTAGCAAATCCCTGATATGCGTTTTGAATAGACGATATATCAGTACCCATTTTGTTGGCATTGTCCGACATATCCACCATTGCTTCATTGGCTATCTTAGCCGCCTGTGCTGTATCACCGCCCAAGCCTTGCATGAGTGAAGCAGAAAAGCTTGTGACATTCTGCATATAGTCATTAGCGGATATCCCTGCGGTCTTGTACGCCTCGCTTGCGTACTTTACGACAGTATCGGCATTATCCTTAAACAGCGTTTCTATACCGCCTATATTCTGCTCATAGTCCGCATATGCGCTCGCAGAGCTTTTGACTATAGCTCCTATGCCTGCGCTTGCTGCCGATATAGTTGCTATGCCAGCTTTTGCGGCAAGTGCAAAGCCCTTTTTGATGGTGCTTCCAAAGCCCGAAACGACCTTGCCGCCAAGAGAGCTTCCGAACTTGTGACCATCGGGCATACTATCCCCGAACGCTCTTCTCAGCTCTGACGCAAGCCCTTGCATAGACGGAACTATCTGCACATATGCCTTGCCTAGCTGTGTGCCGTTTTCTTCTGCCATGTTAGCCCTCCTTTCCTAAGATTTTTCTTCTCGCTTTCTCGTAATCCTCACCGCTTTGGAACGCTGTTATCTCGCTGTCACTCTCGCTTTTACCTATAAGCTTTTCAGCTATTGACTGCGGTACGTTCACGCCTCTTTGTCCGTCCTTTGTCTGCGACCAACATATCCATTGCAGGCGGTCAAATATCAGCGCAAGCAGTATTTCAGAAAACGAACCGCCAACGCCGTTGAGTTTGCGCTTGACCCGTGAACTGCTGTCAAGACCGCAAAGAAAAATCGCCACCTTTCGTGCAGGTAGCGACTTAAAGTCGTATATGTGATAATACTGTGCCATATCGCAATCAAGCTCATCAGGATAACGCTCCATGACAGCGGCAAGGACTAGGAGTTTTTTGCTTTAGGGGTCTGGAAGATCTCCACGATCAGCTTTGTTATCTCTTTAGCCGATACATAGCCGCACTTTTCTCTTATCTTCGCAAAAGCTTTTTCTTTCTTACTTCCCAGAGCTGCGTCAACTACCTTGACATATGCAAGGGGGTCGCCCTGTTCACACTTACCGACAGCTTCGATAAACTCATAGTCGTCAAGGGTCTTCTCCTCTATTTCAAACTCAAAACCGCTTTCTGTCTTTCCTGTCAGCATAGGTTATTCCCCTTTCTTCATGTATTCATAGTGTGTATTGCCGTTCTCGTCAGGTGTGGCTGTGATAGTCAGCTCATAGCCGATAGGCTCATTGTCTTTGTAGGTGATGTCAGATATCTCCGTCACCTTGCCGAACGGAACGACCACTCTTTTCAGTACGTTGTTTTTCAGTATCATATCGAATACGAACGCCTGATCTTCATGCTCGGCACTGTTTACCTTGATAGTCAGACCCGTGTCAAGGTCACCCGAAACATTGCTGCCATTGTAGACAGTTTTCAGCACATCTGTATTGGTACACTCTATCAGTTTGACCTTGAAAGTGTCCGTCTTTTCTGTCTGCGGTGTGTCAACGATATCTCCACCCCACGCCTTTATATTCTCGGTAGAAATGCCCGAACTGTTTGTTACTCCGTCCTCGGAGCAGTAGCCCAAACTCTTGAATGCTGCGTCAAGTGCCGTTGTTGCATCTGTTGGCAGTGTAGATCCTGTGACCGCTGTGAAAACCGCTCCGCCTACCTTTGGCTTGCCTGTTGATACGTTATCTTTGTTGTTTGCCATAGTATTATCACTCCTCGTCGTAGTAGGTTACATCGAATACCGCCTGATAGCGGTATCGCTTTGTTTCTGTGTCCGTGTAGTTGTAGTCTGATGTGCACGCACAGCGGCATATGTCACCCTGCGACACGCTTTCAGCCATAGCCGCTTTAACTTTTGCGTTAAGCTCTGCCGCCCCGTATAGGCTCGCTGAGTAGCTCTGAACGGCTATGGTGGCAGAGGTGATAAAATCATTCTCTGCCGAGCCTAGCTTGTCGATAAGCACATACTCTTTTGGTGGGTTTTTAGGTTCTTCAAGATAAACTGAAATGTCAAGCTTTGCCCCCAGCCAGTCAAGAATTATCTTCTCTATCACTTGCCAAGCACCGCCTTTAAAAGTGTGTTATCTCTAAGATTAGCACGCTGAGCCTTCTTTGTCTTAGCCTTGACGATAGCGACCTTACGGCGCATTTTCGGATATCTTGTCCATGTGATAGTATACGCTTTATGCCCTGTGCCAAGCCTCTGAACGGCTCTGTCAGCATATCCCTTGACCATGCTTTCGACAGGTGCAGAGCAGAGAAACGCCGCAACTGCGTTGTGGTCAAGCTCTATCTTAACTTTACTCATAGCGTTCCACCTTTACTTTCTTGTTCCAGCTGAGCGGCAAATTTTCTTCAATGCCCTCTGTTGGGATCCCTATGGTGCGGAATTTTCTGCCGAAGAACTCGACTTCTGTGTTATCCCAAACGTGTGTATCTCCCTTTGGTATCGCAAGAGTGTAAGCTATGCGTTTGCCCGATAAATTAAGCTCGTTTACTACGTCCTCTGCGGACGGCTCGCCCACAAGCACGTTTTCGACAACTTCCTGAAATACCTCATATGTAGGTCTGTTAAAGCCGTCAATACCTGTCTGCGTTTTTACAGAAAGCTTAACGGGTATGCCCTTGATGCTTAGTCTCATACGTCATATACCTCCATAGCTCCGTATCTCTGCCGCATAACGCCCAGTTCTTTCAGTTCGTTCCTAAGGAAGTATAACTGCTGTCCTGCGTTGAGGTAGGTCATTGATACTGAGTAGCCCATAGCAGACTGTGAAGCCTGCGAAGCCGCAGGAGAGCTGTCCGCAATAGCGTCAACAGCTCTCAGTACAGCACGGACTATGATATCCTTTGCCACAAGCTCTATGTCAGGCTCGTCAGCTATCATAATGTCAAGGTCTTTGCCATACTTCTTGCAGGCAGTTGAAAGCTTTGCACAGGCGACAGGCAGCAGAGCCGCTGCCTTTTCCTGCTCCTCAGTCGTGAGCTTTCGACCGAGCCTTATAACGTCCTCGATAGTTGCGTACTCTGCCGCCATTTATACCGCCCCCTTACTTAGCAGCTGACTGAATGACAGCAAATGCGGACTTGTCGAGAATGCCCCAACCGATATATGCTTCGGCTCTGATGTATACCTGATTGTAGCCCTTGAGGTCCTGTCCGCTGTTGTCAGGATCACCATACGGAATGATTGAAAGTGGAATTTCCTTTGAGTAGCCCCACTTAAAGGCTCTCACAAAGTCGCCCACAATGGCAAGGTCTTTGCTTGAATTGAACGAAACAGTGTTGTTAGTAACTGTCTGAATACCGTTCATAGAAGTCGGTGCATTGCCCCAAGCAAGGTCAGGATAAATCTTTCTGCCGCTTGTGTCCACCATTTTTGCAAGGTCGGATCTGAATGACGGCGCCATTGTAAGACCTGAGATATCATATTCGTTGTCCTGCACTGCAGCGATAGCCTCCTCGATAAGAGCGTCAGGAGTCTTTGGTGACGTGCTGTCCTGCTTTATCACAGTTACACCGTTGTCAAAGTGGTTTGTACCTATAAGCGTAGAAGCTGTCTTGGCTCTTGGATTAACACCATGAAAAGCCATGATGTCAAGGGCTCTTGCCACTTTCTTTGCAAAGCCGTCAGAGAAATTTCTCAGAATGTCTATCTGAGCTTCCTCAGAAGCGTAGAGAAATTCGTCTGAAATTCGTGAGCCGTACTCAAGCTTAACTGGAACGATAGTCACAGGGTTAAGCGCAACGCTTCCCCTTGTCTTTTTGCCGTTTTCAGCTACAAGATCTGCTTCATCATCCATTGTGAAAATGTACTCTTTCTGTCCGTTGAATGCGATAGGTGTCTGGTCGCAAAGTGCAGCCAGTGAGGACTTACCCTTAACCTTGTCAAAAAGTTCTGTTACAAGAACAGGGTCAAACTTTGCACCCTTTGAGAGAATGTCTGCCATAAATATTACTTCCTTTCAAACTAATTTTTCAGACTTGCAAGGAGCGACTTATATGCCGCATTCTTGCCGTCTGCGTGATTGTGTTCTGGGTGACCAAGAGGGGCTGCCTGCTTCTTGCCGATAAACTTTGCAAATGTTTCAGCGTCCTTCTTGATATCTTCTTCTGTGTCTCCTGAAAGCTTGTTCGCAAGCTCATATGGGATACCATTTTCGTGGGCAATTCTCATTTTTACCGAGCTGGTCTCGTATGCCTTGTTCTTAGCCGTGAGGTCTGCGATAGCTGTATCCTTTTCCGCAAGCTTGCCTGTAAGGTCGGTGATCTTGCTGTTAAGGTCGGCTGTCTTCGTTTTGAAATCGTCAGGGGAAATGTAACCCTCAAACTGTTTCTTGACTGTGTCCGTGTTGCGGTCGAGCCTTGCCTTTATCGCATTGTCGAAGGCTTCCTGTGTTGTTATAGCTTCAAATTCTGCCATAGTGTTTCCTTTCCCCGCTTTACCCTGCGGTGTAGGTGATATATAACAAGCTGTTACCAGCTTATTTTCTGTACTTTCTTCTTGTCCGAAGAGTTAGCGCACGCCCAGTGAGCAAGTACCACCGCCTCAAGCAGTGATATGTCGGCGCCCTCAAGAATTGAGGTGTAGCCAAAACCTCCGCCTGAGCTTATGGCTCTGTGCTCACAGTTTGCAATGACCTGTTCAAGGGACGGCTGGTCAGCATGACAAATATTCTGTGCAAATACTCCTCGCTCAAAGCCTGCTGACGAGGTGATCACATCAGCGACTTTTGGCAAGATAGGCTTGTGCTTGATACCTGCGTTCTTCATGTCAGCCGCCAAAAGCGACTGTCCGTTTGCTCCGTCAATGACAGTTTCACGCATATGCGGATTGCGCAGATATGCGATTATCCAGCCGTTTCCCTCTCTTACAGGGCGGCAGTCGATAGCCTCGACAAATATCTTGCCGTCTGCTGTTTTCGCAGCGACAGCCAAAGATACATTATCCGTGACTTTTGCATACTTGATGCCGAAAAACAGCTCTCTGCTGATATCGGGTTTGCCAGTGATGCAAAGTGCCTGCCACTCGCCCTTGCTTATAGCCGACTTTTGGTTATAGGTGAGCCACAAGCCTAAACGCTGGATATTATCATCAACCTGGTCGTCTTTTGGGTCGCCAAGCTCAGAGCGTATCTTACGCTCTGTGAGGATAGTGCCTAAAGACGGATTAGTGGCGTACCAAAGCTCAGAATCATGCGCGTTCGTGAGCTTCGGCACAGACCATTCAGCCCAGCCGTCATCACCGCCTTTGCCCGATATCGTCTTTTGTCTGTACTTTGTAAAAACCGTACCAGCGGACACCATTGTTGGCGGCGTTCCGCACATCAAGGTCTGAGGGTTGCGACTGTCTGTGACGGTATATTTTAGGGCTGTTTCTTGGTCTGTGGTGTATTCCTGTGCTTCATCTATGATAAGCAGGTCATAGCCCTCGCCAAGTCCGCCCTTGCTGGAACGTGTACGGAAGTTGATAATTCCGTCGCCTTTGAGCCATTGTATACGCTCCAAGCCCATCTGCTTTGTGGTCTTGAAGTCCTCTTTTTCAAGAAAGCCCATTTTTGTGATAAGGTCGATGATCTTCTCCCACGCCGAATGTGACGTTGTTGTCCTGTGGGCGGTATAAAGCACATGTTCACCATTTTGCAGGCCATAGATCGCACGCATAATAAGCAGCTCCGACTTGCCGTTACGTCTTGGTATCGACCAGCCGAACTTCATGTGTTTCCACAATCCCTCATCGTCCACCGCCATGATGTCATAAAGCATTAGCTCCTGCCATTCCTGTGCGGTGCGCCCCGATTTGTTGTACATTGCGATAGCCTCATTGCCTTTAGTCTGTTCATACGGCAACACTACCGATATGGTGGGGGTCTGCCTGCCGACTCTCTTATCCTCAATAGTGGATTACCTCCTTTAGGTACGAAAAAAGCACCCGTTAAGGTGCTTGGTTTGATATTTACTTTGTCGATTTGACCTTTTCAGCATTGGATAAAACTATACTCAATGACCTTTCACAGCGTATCAGTGCCGCAGCATAATCAGCATTATCCTTTATCTTCTGAATTTCCATTCTGATGTTCTTTATATCATTCTTGGCTCTACACAGCTGCCATATTGTACCTAGGTCAAGTGCCATAATATCCGTCCTTTCTGATTTTGGGTATAAAAATACCGCCTCGCCGTAGCGGAGCGGTCAAGCATTATTGTTTTTAAAATCTTCTTTAGAAATTTTTAATTCACAAGCACACCTGTCTTTTGCTATTTCTAACGGTATGCCCTCTGGATATGTGAAACAATAATTTTTTTCTTCGTCATTTCCATGCCCGACAATAATAACATCATCGCCGCTTTGACGAAGTGCTTCCATTTCAGCATCATAAGAAATGCAATTTTTACATTGTTTCATTTTGTCAATGCCTCCTTTAACATTTGCTCAATATAATCAGGAAATTCTTCTCCGTGGTAATGTGCACAAAAACATTCTGCAAAAAACTCGTGACTGTCCGTGCTTGCATACTGCGAAATGCTATAAATATCGCCTGTCTGCTTTGCCTTGCGAAAAGCATCATCAACCATGCTTTTTATTTTCACACTTCTTGGATCACCATAATTTTTACAATACAGACCTCTGTTAATTTGTCCGAAATATTGATCTGCAATAATGTGCCCATATTCATGTGCTACTGTTGCTTTTACCGCATTTGTGCCACTGAATGTACTTGACATACTCCACCGGCTATATTTTATGCCTTCTTCTATTTGAGCAAGGTCTTTCTTTAATTTTCTGACCTGTGCAGCACTATATTTGCCACTGCTTATTGCTGCTTGATATTCGGGAATAAGCTTGGCAAATTGCTCATTCCTTGTTTTCCAATCGGTAACCATTGCTGGTGGTTCGTTAAGATATTTAGTGCTTATATCCAAGCCTCCACCATTTGCTCGAGCGTTTGCTTTTTTTAGTGTTGACGAACAATTTATATCTTGTAACCTATCAACGGGGTATTTTGCAGTTAAGTCAGTTAATGTTTCATTCACTGTATTAAGTGAATTGAGATTTTTGACATTTTTCACGTTAACTTTGTCGGCAAATTTTAGTGTATATTCCTTGGCATTTTCAATGGTATCAGCAGGAATGAATTTAGCCATACTGCTATTTTCCTTCATTATACCACTTACGCCACGTTTGTCAAGCCTCGCAGGCTGTCTTGAACCAGCTTTTTTCATACGTTCAAGCTCATCGTCAGAAACGTCCCACTTGGTCTTGCTCCACACGTTTTGTGCCTTCCTGCCGTTGAGATATGTAACAGTACAGCCGCAGTTATCATGCCTGCGGTAAACATCTTTCGGAACATCTTCGGGATAGTGATATTTGCCTGCCAGCTTTGAGCACCACCCACACCCGCCGCCATGATCGTTGCGGATAATGTAGCAGTCCAGCCCTGCATCAGAACGAAACTTCACGTTTTTTTGCACATAATCGTTGTAAAAACTTTCGGTGATGTTCTGCGCCGGAGCTGTCATTCGCCGTATCATCTTATCTTCTGCAATATCTGGTACAGAAGCCGCATTGACTACCGCCTGTACACGCTCCGTAGGGAATTCAGCCTGCTGAGGTGTGATGTTTATGCCTACTTGGCTGTCAAGGGCTTTTTGACATTCTGTTGCCGCAGAGTTGATGATATCATAGTTATCTTTCAACACGCCCGTGAGTATGGTATCGGCGATGTTGTAGTACATTTTGCCGTCAGGCAAGGCCGCTACGTTGACGTGTGCACCGATAGCCTGAGAGACTCTAAATCCGAGCTGTTTCGATAGCATGGCGACTTCTTCCATTTTTGCAGTGCCGCCATCTATTTTCTTCAAAACAGATTGAATATACTTGTCGGCCTTGCATGCCTTTTGAAATTCAGCACGAATTTTTTCAAGAAGTTCTGCACCGATATCAGCCATTGTTTTCGCCCTCTATGCCCGTGAGCTGACGGATACCCTTTGCGCCTAGATAGTCAGGAACAGCCTGATTTATTTTCAAAATAGCGTCGCCCACGCCTGAGAGTGCGGCAGAATCAGGTTCAAAAATAGGAAGCCACTGCGGTTTGATGTCACTGAAAGCATAGCGCATATAGGCCGTGTTATCACGAACGCAGGCGGCAAGATAAGCCACGTTAAGGAAACCACTGCCAAAAGTTCTCTGAGCCTTGCGTGCGGTAAGCCTGAGGTTTTCGTGAGCCGCACGGATAGCTTCACAGCTGGCAGGATTGGATGTCGCAAAGCCCAAGTCGTCAAGGGTCAGCCCTGTTTCTCCAGCGAACAGTGAAGCTATAGATTTAAGCTGTTCAGAGTATGGTGACATGGACTGCTGCTGAAACTGTCCGACAGTAGGATTGCCGCCGTCATCATCTTTGGTGATAGTCAGCAGTGAGGACATTGTTGCACCCCATTTGTCCATTTTCTCGGCATCATCCGAAAGACCAAGTATATATTTTTGTGGGAAACTGTAAAACTCGGCTGATACTTCCGACCGCCTGAGCGTTCTCATAGCTTCCTGCACAAGCTCCATACACGACCTTGATATCCTGCTGTGGCCGAAAGGGCGAACAGCGTCAGGACGGTATATGATAGGCACAAGCAGAGGATAAGGTGCAGGATTGTCATATATCTCAACATCATAGCCTCTGCGATATATCTCTGTCTGTTCGGCGGTGAAGTACGCTTCAATGGTGGGGTTGAAATTGTTATCCCTGTCAAGCACTGCATAGCCCTCACGGAGCATATTCGTAATAGGGTCGATAATGCCAGTAGCGTTACTGCCGTCAATGACCTGTAAGCGTGGATAGCCTGTTTCATCAGCCGAAATATACACAAAACAGCAGGAGGACACCAATGCTGAGAGAATGGCAGAATCAAAGAACACGTCACGATTATTGTTGTCAAATATCTCGTTGACGTAGAAACTATTGTCCTCGAAGCTGTCAAATACTATTCTGTCCGCAAGGGTATCAACAGCCTTTGCACACCAGCCTAGCACAGGACGTATCCAGTTATAGCTTGGCGGTATCATATTGCCCATGTCAGCAAGGCCGTTCTTCATGTGATAGTAGTCATAGCGCACATTGACCCTTGAAGCCTTTAATGAAAGCTTCTTTTTCAAATATGCCATGCCTTTGTATTCGCTCATCTTGTATATCCTTTCCAGTTATTTCAATCCTGCGAGAAATATAAGCAGTGCGGCGGTGAAGGTCTTTTTTGACCTCAAAAGGGGGCTTACCCCCCATATTGTCAATATTTTGTTAAAAATTCTTCCAATCGTAGCATTGTGGTAAAATTCGGTTGGAAATCAGGTCGAGAGACTGGTCAAACACCTGTTTTTCCACCAATTTGTCAGATTTCTGACGATTACAACACCAATGTGCCAACTGCAAGTTTGAAATGTCCGAAGGGTGACCGCCTTTTGCAATGGGTATGATATGATCTATGCAAGCTGACAGCGGGTGCGGATACTTCAAAGAAAAATCAACAGGCTTACCGCAGATACCGCAAACTGTTTGGGTAGCGTAGATTTTCTTCTTGTTGATACGGAACTGCTGTTGGTGTGAACCGCTTCGGTCTGGTCTTGGTATTGGCATTGTATACCTCCGTGCAACGCAAAAGACACCCCATAGGAGTGCCTCTTGTGAAAATATTATAAGGAGTTTTGTAAAATGGTGGAGCAGATGTTGAGCTGGCACGCTCTCGACCTGCATTCTTGCCGCTGCCTGCTCAGCCCTTGCGGCTAGGTCCCGTTAACGTCAGGCTGTCCTGTAAGCCATTAACTCCGATTACACTTACAGCAACACATATTCATGACTATGCGGAGTAGTTTCACTGGTGCAGGCTTTAAGCTCGTGCACTCTCAACCTGCAAATTCAAAGCCGTATCTGTTGCAATACAGCTTTGCAATCCTGCCCGAACACTCGTCAGTGTTGGCAATGTTAATGGAAAGGTGCTTTTCAAAAAGTAGGACTAAGCACTAACCTGTTGGAACAGAACGCAAGCTCATGCACTCACGTTCTGCATAAGCCCCTTACGGGGCTTAGAAAATTGGAGGTGACTTCAATGAAAGTACAAGTCTGAGGTACATCTACACTTTCCTCAGTTTAAATTATAACACAGGTAAAACGCACAAACCGCACAACTTTCACTTTTCTTGCAAATATCTTTGAATTTTCATTCGTACTCCGCTCTCTGACATTCTCCCACCGCTTACCTGCATAGCTATCTGCAAGTACGTCTTACCCTTGATGAATTTCAGCACGAACATTCGCCTTGTCTGATAGTCTTCTATCCCCTTGATAAACTCCTCCACAGCCCTCTGCTCACGCTCTAGCCGTGCCTGCTCGCACAGCAATGAAAGTGTATCACCGCTTGGCAAGAAGCCGTCTATGCGTGTGCTGTGGGGCGTGTAGGACGGCGGAGTGCATACGCTGATACTGTCGGCAACGTACTTGCCCGAAAGCTCTGCCTTGATGTCCTCAATGGCTGAGGCGTTCCTGCGGTAGGCTTTCAGGCGTGGCATGGTCATAGGGTCGTTTCTTTCCATAGGATCCCTCCTCTCTTATTCCCATCACAACATACCCGTTCTTTATTCCCCAGCCGTTGAGGATATATGTTATCTTGTATGTATGTCCTGATATCTCATGTTTTGCGTGTTCTCTTACTGTGCCGTCTGAGCTACGATAAGACGTTCCGTCCGTCGGTATAAATCTTATCAGATCTCCTGTCTGAAAACCCCTGTCATTCTTTCTGACCTCAAAAGTTTTCTGACCGCTCAGAACAGCGTCACAAAAGTCTATGCTAAGTTTCAGATCATGTGTTTTCACTCTTTTGCCTCCTCACACCTCAACTCCTCCAGCCTACAATACACCAACGTATTGCCACAAGTCTTGTCAGCAATCTCTGCCTGGTAGAAGAACTGACCTGTCTTACTGCTCTTGCGGATAATGCACCCTGTCAGCTCGTAGCAGTCAGAGCCGTTGTAACTCACCCTGCGTCCGAGATTTTTCTTTACCTCGTGTATCGTCATAGCTCCTCTATCCTCACATAAATGCCAGGTATGTCCGCCCAGAACTTCTCACATATCTCACTCGCCACAAGCTGGTCGTCTGTCCAGAAGTCAAGCTTTGTCATACAGTCCTTGAACATCTTCTGCAAGTTATCCGTGTCAGGCTTGCTGATCTTGTACTCTCCGTCCTTGTGCTTGCCGTCATTTGGAAAAAGCCACTTTGTTATCAGCCTTATCCCACAGATGTATTTTTCAGGCGGTCTGTGCCTTGCAAGGTTTGCCGTGAGCTTTTCTTTCGCTGCCTTTACTTCGGGTGGGTCATAAAATATCGGCTTGCCATTTCGTACTGTCCCCTTGTGTTCCTGAGCCGTAGCCGTCGGCGGTATCATCGTCATAAAAAATTCAGTCATCGTAATTCTCCTTTCGAGCGGTCGGGTATTACTGCTAGTAATATTCTTGTCCGCCGCTTCTAGCGGACAAGATATATATTACGTAGTAATATATGTTTGTCTGTCCGTCTGACAAACTCGGTAATTTTCGATACTGTCCGATAAGAAAAAAGTTCGATTTTGTCCTGACACTTTCTCGATTTTTTCTTGTCTGTCTAAAGTTCAAAAATTCGAGTTTGTCTTGTCTGTCTACTGAGCTTTTAAGCCGCATTCTCCCTCTTCTATCCAAAAGCCACCATGCTCTTTGAGGTATCTTCCAACGGTCTTTTCGCTCTTTCCTATGTACTCCGCCAGCTCAGAAATGCGGCACTTGCCGTTCTCCTGCACACCGCTGAAAGCTGTTTCAATGCTCTCCTTGCGTTCCTTGCTGCGGTCTTCATTGGTCTTTTTCTTGCTGAAATTCTTTTTCCAGCTCGGTGTGATGTCCTCTACCTCGCAGTCTTTAAGCACGCCCACAGTATCCTCTCTGTGAACAGGATAATCAAACCACATATTGAGGGGAGCAAATTTCGGGAACTCTCTCAGAGTACCCTCTATACGCCATGCAGTGCGGTTTCTTACTGCAAGCTTAGCCTTGTCTATGTCGGCCATCATAAGCTTGTATGAGTTCGGATGCAGTTGCTTGTGCGTTATCTCAAGCATTTTTGACGGCGTAACAAGATCGTCCTGTGAACAAAGGTCATCAGTATTTCTGTAAAATCTCCTCATCCAGTTCTCACAGATACGGCAAACAGTTTCGTCCTCCTGCTGCTTGTAAAGGCTGTCTGAGATGTCAAGCTCTGAAAGGTCAAGAAGTGCGTCAGGGTCACGGGCGAATACTCCTGAACCGCTGGCTCTGTCCATTGAACGCTTACCGCCCTGCGCTCCCTTTGAGTGGTGGTGGCAGTATATGACCGCACAGCCAAGCTCTGTGCATACCTTGTCAAACTGGTTGCAAAAGTGAGACATTTGGTCTGCTGAGTTCTCGTCACCTGTTATGACCTTGTAGATAGGGTCTATTATCACGGCAATGTAATTCTTCTTGCTTGCTCGGCGTATAAGCTTTGGTGCAAGCTTGTCCATTGGTACGCTGTGACCACGCAAGTTCCATATGTCTATGCTGTTGAGGTTATCAGGCTCTAAGTGCATTGCGGTGTACACGTCCTTGAAACGGTGCAGACAAGATGCTCTGTCAAGCTCTAGGTTGACGTATAGTATCTTTCCTTTGGTGCATTGCCAGCCAAACCACTTGACCCCCTCAGCTATCGCCACGCACATTTCGATAAGTGCATAAGACTTGCCTGCCTTTGACGGACCTGCAATGAGCATTTTGTGACCCTGTCTGAGAACACCGTCAATAAGTGGCGGAGCAAGCTCAGGCAGGTTATCCCACTCAGCACTCAGGCTCTCAGGGTCGGGGAGATCATCATTGATACTCTCTATGTAATCTTTCCATTCTGAAAAGCTTTCTTTGCCTATGTTCTTGTCAATGATGAACTGTTTTTTGCCGTTTCTCATCACACCTGGCATACGGCTAAGACGTGAGGGATTGCGGTTTTGTTTATCTATGTCAAGACCGCTTTCCTTGCAGACTTTGTAAAGAAAATCAACACGCCTGCGGTATTCATCATAGTTGGGAGCGTCTATCTTGACGATAGCGTGAACGCTCTTTCCGCCGCTGTATACAAGCACAGCGATAGGAAGTTCAAGCTCTCTCATCACAGCGTTCTGCTGTTCTATAGGCATACTGTCGCTTTCAACAAGAGCATAGCGGTAGTCTGTTACATTCTCGTTCTTTACGCCCTTGCCGTCAAGAGGATTGAAGCGGATCCACGCTCCGGCCTCTTCCTTGTAGTCGCCAAACACCGCACCAATGTCGCCGTTACATTCGCCAAGCCTCTTGATAAGCTCCCCTGCCGTCCTGTCACAGCACCCCTTTGTGGGCAGATACTTGGTCTTGCCGTCCTTTTCTGTTTCCCACGTTTGCGTAACATAGCCCACGTTCTCTCCTGCTTCAAAGAGTGTTTCAAGATAGGTGACTATCTCCTTGACAGGATCCCATTGGGCAGGCTCTTTGATAGGTATGCCCTCACCGCCGTTTACAAGGGGACTGCTTTCTTCTGCAACTATCTCGCCGTCCCAATCGTATGCCTGAAACTCATGGGGGCTGTATCCTCTTTCCTTTGCCATTTGCACGATAGTTCCTGCGGTCACAGGCTGAGCATTGCCGTTAAAGCCTTGCCACTTGCGTTCACACTCACCGCTGTGATAACGGCTGTCTGACCTCGACCAACTGTCCCAATCGTTCACGGAATAGCCCTCGTGTTTGAGAGCCATTCCCACATTGACCCATTCTTGATAATCACAGCTTGCAGGGTCTATGTATTCAAGCATTTTAAGCAAATTTGTGTTATCCATTCACTTCTCCTTAGTTCTCAGGTGTGTATGTTTTCGGGTCGATATCTCTCGGCACTCTCCAACCATTGGCAGAGATACGAGCTATCATCCTGCTTGCACTGTCAAAGCTCCAAGAGCCAACGTGTTCAAAACCCTTGCTTTCAAGCAGCCTTATCTGCTTTGGAGTGGTAAGTCCTGCATTGCGGCGCTTTTCAAGGCGGTCAAGGATAAGCTTTGCTTTGCCTGCGTTGTCTATATCGTCAGGGAAAATGCCCAGCTTTTCAAGCTTTGCTTTCTGCTTGTCGGTAGCAGGAGCACACTCCCAGCCAAAAGCAGGAACGTAAGAGGACAAGTCCTCAGCCTGTATTGACATTTCATACTGCAAAGGGTCAACGAGCTTTCGCTTGCGTGTTTTCATTTCTTTGAGCTGCTTTGCCAAAGACTCTTCACGCTGTGCCACAACGTCCTCGCTTGCCTGTTTTTCTGCCTCTTCGATATCTACTGCACAGCCTGCCTCATTGGCAAGGTTTTCGGTCATTTTCTCAGCGACCTCTTCATTCTGACAGATAAGGTGTGCAGGTCTGCAAAGCTCGTGGCGTTCTGTGTGCCACAGGAAGTCCAGCAGTAAAAGCTCTGTCTTTCCCTCGCAAAGTCTTGTGCCTCTGCCTACCATTTGACAGTAAAGCCCACGCACCTTTGTTGGTCTTAGCACGATAACGCAGTCAACTGACGGACAGTCCCAGCCCTCTGTTAGGAGCATTGAGTTGCACAGCACGTTGTATTCGCCCTTGTCGAAAGCTTCAAGTATCTCCGCTCTGTCTGTGCTTTCTCCGTTGACCTCAGCAGCGTTGAACCCTTTGCTGATAAGGATATCACGGAACTTCTGAGAGGTCTTGACAAGCGGCAGGAACACAACTGTCTTGCGTTCCTTACAGTATTTGAGCATTTCGTCAGCTATCTGATAAAGATAAGGGTCAAGTGCCGTGTCGATATCACTTGCCTTGAAATCTCCTGCCTGAGTTGATACTCCTGAAAGGTCAAGTTTCAGCGGTATGGTGATAGCCTTGATAGGTGAAAGATAGCCCTCTTTGATAGCCTGCGGCAGGGTGTATTCATATGCAAGGCTGTCAAACACCGAGCCTAAGTTCTTCATATCGCCCCTGTCAGGTGTAGCCGTCACACCAAGCACCTGAGCCTTTGGAAAATGGTCAAGCACTCTCTGATAGCCGTCTGAGATAGCGTGATGAGCCTCGTCAATGATAATGGTATCGAAGTAATTTTCCGAAAAGCCTTTGAGCCTTTTCTCACGCATAAGGGTCTGAACTGAGCCTACTACCACACGATACCAAGAGCCTAAACAGCTTTGCTCTGCTTTTTCGGTGGCACAGCCAAGCCCTGTTGACTTCATAAGCTTGTCCGCCGCCTGGTCGAGCAGCTCGCCCCTGTGGGCAAGGATAAGCACACGCTTACCCTGCCGCACACATTCTTCCGTAACAGCCGAGAAAAGTATTGTCTTTCCTGTTCCTGTGGGCAGAACTGCAAGGACTTTGTTTATTCCCTCAGACCATTGTTCGAGTATAGCAAGCTTAGCCTCGTTTTGATATGGTCTTAAATTCATCATCAGAACGCACCGGCTTTCCAGCCCCCTGTCTGAGCAGGCTGACTATACTGTGGTGTCTGCATCTGAGCAGGCTGAACGGTAGTCACATTCTCGTCATAGGCATAGAGCTTCTTTATCTTGTTGGACTGCCTGTCCTCGCCGTCCTTGTTCTTGTAGTTGTCAACGTAGACGTGACACTTGCCCTTTTTGCCTGTGATAGCGTTCCAGTTCATTTTCAGCGGCTCGCCGTGCTTTTTTAGTCCGAGAGCCAGGAAAAGTGCTGAGAGCTTCCACTCAAACTTGTTGCAGAGGAAGAAGTTTTCTGTTATCTCCACGCTGTCCTCTGCACCCCAAATGGTGAATGTGACCTTTGCCATATTGCAGGGCGGCACTTTTGCCGACCCCTCGTGTCTTGCACGTTCGTACTTTGCAACGGTGAAGTCATAGTCCCCCTCAGGGAGCAGGACAAAGTCCCCACCCTCGTTGACTATCTCATCTTCCCAGCCGTATTCCATAAAATTATCCATAGTGTTGTCCTCCTTTTAAAATGGTACTTTCTGATTTTCTCTGATAAGCGGCAGCATTTGTTCCCAAGCGCCTATCAGACAGCCCTGCACAAAGTCGTCAGGATAGTTTGTGATAGGAGTATCATAAGGGAAATAGTTTCTCTGAGATACCACAAGACGTATATCCGATTCGCTTACGTTGTTGGCTCTCATAAGGTCTGCAAGTGCTTTCGGTATGCCCTCAGGGATAACGATAGGTGGTGCAACGTCCTCAAAGCCGCTGAGATCAGTAAGAGGCTCGTCTGCCTTATGCTCGTCTTTCGGCTGAGCCTGCTGCAATGTCACTGCGTTTGATGTCTTATGAGGTGGCTGCGGTGCTGCTTTCGGCTGTGCAAGCTGCTCCTGCACACGTCTTGGCATCGGCACAGGCTTAGGCATTTCAGCAGGCTGTGTATACGCAAACAGGTGAGCTATGCCACTATACTCAAAAGGCATTTCAGACGGAAGTCCATCACGATTTTTAGCATCCCAGCAAGGGTGATGTGTGGTGTACATAACACGGTCACCGCCCTGAGCTTTGAACTTCTTGCCGTCCTTATCCACAGCTACTGCATATGTTTTGTAGTTTGCAAACAACACCATATCTGCCCATTCTTTCACAAGAGGCGATATCTGAGAAGAAGTTTTCTTGCCGAGTTTCAGTTCCCAACGGTCATAAGCGCCCAGCTCGTCAGGCTGTTCAAACTTTCTCATCTGAGCGTGAGCCGTAAGCACAACGTTGATACCGCTGTCAACTACCTCCTGCAAGAGATTAAGGAACTTGCCTATCTCCTCTTTCTCGTAAACATAGCCGTTGCCGTAGCCGAAATCTTCAATGCCTTTCTTCTGATGTGCCGAGCAGATCGTTTCAATGCAAAGCTGTTCAGCCCAATCAAATGTATCAATGACAAGGGTCTTGCAGAGCCTGCCGTTCATAGCTTCCTCTACCTCGTTTTTGAGCATTTCCCAGCTTGTTGGCTTAGGAAAACGTCTGATGTTCAGCTTCTTTGTACTGCCCTCTGTATCAATAAATACAGGGTCGGGGAACTGAGCCGCAAAGGTGGATTTACCTATGCCCTCAGGACCATATATCACGACTTTCTGTGCGGAGCTTACAACTCCTGATGTTATTTCATACATTAAAATGCACCTGCTTTCCAAGTTTTCGTTTCTGTGTTTTCTTCCTTATCATTCTTATCATTGTCCATTGACCTGCCGTCCTCGATGATGATACTGCACTCGTCACCTGTAGAAACTCTTGTGGCTATCGCCTGCAAGCCCTGTGCTTCAAGCCACTTACCGAAGTCATCAAGGGTGTCGGTATCCATTTGTTCAAGCTTGTCCAGCAGGACAAAACCGCAGTCAGGGTTGAGCTTTCTCACGATAGAGGTAGCGACGATAAGCTGTTCAGCACCGCTGATACTGTCCCACTTATGCCCGTTATACAGCAGCTCTCCGTCCTCAACTGAAAGCCCTTCAAGAGGCAGGTCGGCACCGCTCAGCAGGTCAGTTTTAGCCTGCCTTACGTCCTCTATCTGCTCAGTGAGATATGTATACTGTGAACGGTAGTCCTCAGCGTCTATCTCAGCTTTCTCCCTGTCGAGGTTTGCTCTTATCTTCTTGTTCAGTTCCTCGATATCTGAGATATTCTTTTCAAGCTCCGCTGTGCTTTCGTCCACAAGGTCTTGTGCGTCAAGGCTTGCAAGCTTGAAGTTGTTCGCTGCCGCTTCATAGCTTGCTTTTGCACGCTCATAGGCAGACTTAGCAATCTCCAGCTGCTTTTCATAGTATTCTTTCTGGTCACGCTTACGCTGATTCTCGCCGTTGCGTGCAAGTATATCCTGCTGCTGTCTGATAAGCTCCGAAGCCGAAACAGGCTCGGCAGGGACGTTTGCGTACACAGGCATTTCCTTTGCAAACTTAGACTTCTGGTCAGCTATCCTGCCGATAGCGGTACGCTGGTCATAGAGGGAATGTTCCTTATGCTCCAACTGATAGAGCGTATCACCCACACCGATTATTTTCAGCAGAGTTGAAGCTTTTTCCTTGCTTGACTGATTTATGAACTTCGGCAGGTCAAGTGCGAACTGCTCAACGAAGCTGTTCAAAAGCTGCTGACCGCCTTTTTTGCCTGTGCTGTCGGTGACTTTGAGGGAGCTGTTCTTGCCTGAACGCTCCACCACGATTCCATTGTCGAGAGTTATCTTCAAATGCGGTTCGACAACAGACCCCTCACGCTGGGGAGAGGACGGCTTATACTTGTCACCGCCAAGCGCCCAAGCGATAGCGTCAAGGACAGAGGTCTTGCCCTGCCTGTTCTTACCGCCGATAACAGTAAGTCCATTCTTTGCAGGCTCAAGCTGTACGGCTTTTATCTTCTTTACGTTCTCAAATTCAAGCGAGTTTATTTTTACTGACATTTTTCATTCTCCTTCAACTGGTTTTTCATCCATTCATCAAACTTTTGCAGTTCTTCATCTGTCGGCTCGTCCTCAGGTCTGCCCTTATCAAAGCCCAACGTACAGCCACTTTCAAAGCAACAGCCTGCTAGGTCGGCAGAGCATTCCACATCATCGCCATATTCACGATATCCCCAAGCGCAATCCTGACAGCACTTCATGACAGGATCTATACAGCGTGTTGGCAAGCCTTTCATTTGCCGTCACCGCCTCTTCGCACACTACTCATCCACGCACTGGCACAGCAGATGTCCTTGTATGTCTCGCCAAGGTCAAAAGCCTTCTTCTCATGTGGCTCCATTTCTTGACGCAGTGCCAAAAGGGTCGACATAGCACTTGCGAGCACTTGACATATATCCGATTTTGTGCTATCATCAATGTGTATGTTATCGGTATCTTTTGATACCTCCGAGCTTGTACCTGTTGCCGCAGGTGCAGGCTCGGTTTTTATGTATTTGGTTAGATATACACCACACAAAAAGGCCTTGTGTCTAAGCGGACAGTCTTCACAAGTTTTGAATTCGCTATTGCAAACCTCCACCGCCTTTTCAAACTCCTCTTTCGTTATCATCATTATCCTCCTTAAACTTTTTCTCCCAGTGCTTTTCAATGGCACCAAGTACTATGTACATCACTACATCTATGCCTGCAATCACAGCTATTGTTATCAGCAGTATTCCTACAATGTTCATTACCACTTTCCTTTCATTTCAACTTCGACCTTGACCACGGGTCTGCCTGCTTCTCTCACTGCACGCTTTATGCTCTCCTTTGCTTCCTCGTAGGCAGTTTCTTTTACGCTTACATACCACCTGTACGCTACATACATTGTAAGCACCACCAAGAGCGCTACCGCTGCGGCACATCTGATTATCTCTAGTACGGCTATCATTTTCTCACGTCCTTTCCGTAAAGTGTGCGGAGTTTTTTAAGCCTTTTCTCGAAGTTGTCGATATCAATGCCCCACACCTCGTAGGCTATCTCGGTATTAACCGAGT